GTCTTTAGGAAGCATGTTGGCGTTGAAGCTTCTACCTACCTTCCCTTGGATGTCGGCGATGTGACAACTCGTCAATCGCAGATCGTGTTTGTGCCTAAAAGCATGAAGACGAAACGCGTGATCTCTAAGGAACCGGCTACCCTAATGTTTTTTCAACAAGGGGTTGCTGGATCGTTGGGCAGGTATCTGCGGCGTACGCCGCGTCTCTCGAAGCATATTGATCTTCATGATCAATCTAAGCAACAAGAGGCGGCTATCAACGCATCGTCGTCAAGACTTTCCGCAACCGTGGACTTATCCAAGGCTAGCGATACAGTCTCATACGACCTTGTGAAGCGTGTGTTCCACCGTACACCTCTCTACCCTTTCCTAGTAGCTCTCCGGTCACGTACCGCAGAGCTACCTTCAGGACGAGTTCAGAGCATGGCGAAGTTTGCTCCGATGGGGAGTGCTTTATGCTTCCCTATCGAAACGCTGATTTTCGCCTGTATTGTGGAATGTACCGTTCGCTACGTATGGCAGACTTCGGGTATTCGATGTCCCGATTGGTCTGTTTACGGTGACGATATCATCGTTCAGGAGCCTTGTTTGGAGGACCTGATATCGAATCTTCGTCTCTGTGGATTCTCCACAAACGAGGACAAGACTTATGGCGGTGACCACTGGTTCAGAGAATCATGTGGTTGTGACGCCTACGATGGTGGAGATGTGACACCTATGAAAATAGGTCGGCGATTTTCATCTCGCCGCGTTCATGTCAGGTCAGCCGGTCTTTTTCAAGGTCTGGTAGACATGGCGAACTCCGCTTATGTCTATTCGTTCCCTTCGCTTCGTAGGTTTATCGTGGATCGATTGATTCACGAGACCGGGTTCAATCCGTCCTTTTCTTCGGACGGGTTGGGCCACCTTGTATCGCTTCAACCCACAAACTTCCACTTAAAACATCGGTGGAACGTGGGATATCAGCGTGACGAGGTTAGAGCGTCGGTGCTTGCGACGGTGAGATCTCCTCTATCCCGCATCTCGTGGGATATGAAGTCTCGCAAATTCCGTTGTGAGTCAGACCTTCCGCTTGCGGACGATATTCGTTATCATGAATGGTTGCGTTTAGCGTCAGTGCGACGCTGCGTCGACTATCTAGATGACGACTTCCTTCTTCAGGTGGCGATCGGTAGCACTGGTACCTATCTTACCAAGCGCTGGATTGTCAAGCCTGACTAGGGTAGGGGTTTGGGACAATGTGATTCTACGTTCCGCTCCTTTCTGATGTCCGGTTCCAGCTTGGATAGGTGCCCGCCTCGATATAGTCCTTTCGAGGTGTATGGGCAGGAAAAAGG